CTTAAGTCGATGTCTGGTAAGAAGTCTCTCGAAGCACTTAACGCAGAACTTTCAAAGATTTCTGGTGGACAAGAAGGTAAAAAGGGCGATGATCGTTTGTGGTCGCCAACGGTAGATAAGGCTGGTAACGGTTATGCCGTTATTCGTTTCCTTCCTCCTCCCGCTAATGAAGATGTTCCTTTTGTTCGTATTTTCGATCACGGATTTCAAGGACCGGGCGGTTGGTACATCGAAAACTCACTAACCACAATTGGTAAGGATGATCCAGTTTCTGAGTATAATACCAAGCTTTGGAACAGCGGTATTGAAGCTAATAAGGAAATTGCTCGTAAGCAAAAGCGTCGTTTACACTTCATTTCAAATATTTACGTCGTAACGGATTCAGGTAATCCCGCCAATGAAGGCAAGGTTTTCTTGTTCAAGTATGGCAAGAAGATTTTTGATAAGCTTAACGAAGCTATGAATCCTCAGTTTGAAGATGAAGATGCAGTTAACCCATTTGATCTTTGGGCTGGTGCAAACTTCAAGCTTAAGATTCGTCAGGTTGAAGGCTATCGTAATTATGATAAGTCTGAATTTGACAAGGTTAAGCCTTTGCTTGATGATGACGAAGAACTTGAAAAGGTTTGGAAGTCAGAATATTCGCTACAAGAATTTCTTGATCACAAGAATTTCAAGAGCTATGATGAACTCAAGGCTAAATTGTCGAAGGTTCTCAATGAAGCTTCAGCAGCTGTTGCTCGTGCCGAAGAGGAAGATCTTCCTTGGGCGCGCACAGAAGCTCCACCAAAGCAGAAGTCTGCTCCGGAGCCAAAGATCCAGGCCATGGAAGACGATGACGATGAATCTTTGGAGTTTTTTAATAAGCTTGCAAAAGGTAATTGAGATTAAGGAGCCTTCGGGCTCCTTTTTTATGAGATTTGTGAATAATGCGTAGCAAATCTAGGCGCTAATCCTGCTATTTCGTGGGCCCAATCTGGGCTAGAATTTTTAGTATGTTCTGGTATACCTTCTCTATTAATAGCCGATTGAGATTTAGGATTTATAGAAGGAGCGGCGGTCATTTGCGTGGGAGTTGAGGGTTGTGCTGCAGCCATTTTTGGTTGTGGAATCGGCCCAGGAGCACGAGGACCAGATAATTCGCCGAGAAGTAAAGAAGCAATTCCGCCAATACCAGCTCCAAGAGCGGCTCCTCTTCCTCCACCAAACGAACCACCAATCATAGACGCAAACATAGCCGGAGCTCCTTGAAATCCAGTTCCTGCTACTTGTTGTGCGCCTCCATCAGAAATTTTTTGAGAACTATCGTTAGAAACTGTTGAATTGCCACCTTCTTGTTCGCCTTCTTTTTTATCGCTTTTAGCAGAAGCGTCATATTCTCCCCATTTACCCGCTAAATGAGCTTGAATTGCTTTTTTTGCAAATCCAGGAACGCTATCGAAATGATAGTTTGGACCCCAAGCTCTTCTTGATTCTGTATCAAGATGTACAACTCCAGGTCTATAAACACCAATTCCTCCGATGCCAGCCTTTGATGCTGCTTCGATTAATTTAAGAGTTGCTTGTTCCCCTCCGCCGAATGATACGTCTACTGCATTCCCTCTCATATGCGCTGAATTTTTAGCTCCACCAACTTTTGAATTATGTTCAGGACTTCTATAACCACTGGTTATAGTTAAATTACCGAACATACCCTCTATTTGTTTTACTTTATCGGCTATACCTTTGTTTATGTTTTTATCAACACCGGATCTAAAGTTTAAATCGCCGCTACCATCGTTTTTAGATATTTCTGAATTTGTTATTTGAGAGTTACTAACTTGAATAGCGCCTTGTTGCGGATTTTGACCGTTATATAATTCTGGATGTGTTTGATTCGTCGCTGTTGGTTTATAACCGCCTGTTGCTGTAGAACCTGTAGTTTTTGGTGTAACTGAAAAAGGCGATGAACTGGTAATGTCACCAGCTTGATTTAAATATTTTTTATAATCTCCATTAGAATATTTCGACCAAGCATTAAATCCTTGTTGTCTTAAAATTTTCACTGCTGCTTTAGCGTTGTTTTGTGGGTCGAATAAATCGTCAGGACTTTGTAAACCAAATTCTTTAACTCTACCCGCCAATTTTTTATATAGATTAATTTGCCACAATCCGTAAGAATCATCAGGAGCTNTTGTGTTATGAGAATTAGGATTGCCGCTTGATTCGGCCATTGCTATAGCGCCAAGTATCTTAGCTTCTTCTGGAGTTGCACCGGCTTGACTTGCTAATTGGGCGGCGGAAGAAGCTGAATATGTTCCATTGGATTTATGATTTAACGAAATTTTCGATATACTGCCGGTTTCATTTTTTTGGTTTGTTTCCGGAACATTATTTCCTTTGTCATCNAGAGTATAATTTTTGCCCGTCCAAAATTCGTTATCTTTATATTTGTTTGGAGATTCAGATTTAGGGTTATCGGCAGTATTCCCGCCCATACCTTTATTTTTAGCGTTTTCTCTTTCTTGTCTTTTCAGGGCTTCTAATTCTTCTTGAGATTGAGTTAATTTATAATATATTGCATATCCTATAGAAGTTATGGCCGCTAGACCAGCGAGTTCCGGGGCGTATTTTAATAAAACACCGCCTATTTTCTTCAATTCTCCTATAGCCCCTAAAGAAGATACAGCATCTCCAAGTAAACTGTTCCCGCCCTCTTTTTTACCTTTTTCTTCGGTCAACAAATCGTTTAAAGTTCCGCTAACGCTTGTTAATTCTCCAAGCATTTCTCTTTGTATGTTTATAGAGTTTTGCAAAAGTTGATTTGTGTTATCGATTTTACGAGCAACATTTTGTGTTTCAGTAACGCTAGTTTCTATGGCGTCTGTTAAATTTTGAAGGTCGTTTTTTTGTTTAGAAAAATAAGAATTCAAATCCTTGGCAAAATTGGCCATGGATTGTGTATTATCATTCGCAGCTTGTTTGAAAGACGTGACAGATTCTTCAGAAACTCGCTTATTGTCGTTAGCGACGCTCTTAATTTGTTCTGTTAAATGTCCAAGATCATCTGCCATTTATTGTCCGTTGTTTTGTTTTTCTTCTAGTTCTTTGAGATATACAATTAACATTTGTACATAGATATCGCGTTCAAAAGGCATTAAATTTTCAACATCAGATAATGAGTATTTATGGTGTTGAACCAAAGAGAAAACTGTTTTGTAATAGTTTTCCAGAGTATTATGGCTCAACGCAACGTAAAAAAATCGTCAAGAGAACTCAACTCAATTTTTCTATCATGACCCAAAGAATTTTTATACTCAATAACATGTTTAATTTTAGGCGTGTTTGTTAGGAACTCTTGAATAGAACTAAAGGTTTTGCTATCCAAATTTTCTAGAAATTCACCGATTTCTTTGGGTTTGTATTCTTTGGCTTCGTAAACATTATCACCGTCGTAAATTTTATCAATACATCTGATAATCAATTCGAATAGATAATCTTTTTTCAAATTAAGAAAATCTTTATCATCATAAAGAGTTGAAGATGGATATTTCATAACAATACCAGTCTTGTTTGTTATCTTAATATTATTATCAATTTTTTCCGGGAACTCAACTTCGACATTGTTTAGATCTATCTCAAAATCATAAGTTTTTTCATCTTCGGCGTCTTTGTAAGAAACTTTACAAACGTTATCTACTGAAAAAGCTCTTAACTTTAAGAACAAATATTCAAGATCAAAGATAGCCAATTTATTAACATCAAACCCTCTATCGGAACAGCAGTTGTTAACCACTTGTTTAATCGAAGTCAAAATATCAGAAGCTGTTTCTGATTCTTTGGCCATTAGTAAAAGCTTTTCTTCTTTAACCAAAAATGGTCTGAATTTAAAGGCTTTTTTCAAAGAAGGTATATTGATATTATATGTTGGATAAGAAATTTTAGGTAAAGACATAATGTACTCCATTAATTATTTAAAAAGCGACAGCACCTGCGCCAACTGATGAATTTTGAATCATGAAATCTGTGAAACTGATGAATTTTGAATCATGAAATCTGTGAAAGCAATAGCAACGTTTATTTTCAATAGTTGGTTCGAATCGTTCCAGTTCAATTGAACGTCGTTTACTGCGTATGGGTATGCTTGAGTGTAATCTATTATTTGTACGGCGTTACCGTAATTATCGTATATGATTAGAGAAATAGTTGTGCTATAATCGTCTTTATAATGTAAAGAATAATTACCGGAATTGTTATAAAAACTAGCCTGGTTACCTTGTCCTGTTGAACTATCGTTTCCGGAAAATTGAAATACCGATTGCATCCATTGATACCAAAACTGCCAAATTTCTCCATAACCATCGGATATAAATGTGGCGTTAAGAGTATTGAAAGAAGCATTGAATGGTTGTTTTTGTGCTATACCAACACCGTATCTATTAACGTCCTGAATCGCTAAAGTCGCAGAGGGAACATTAATAGCGTCCGCACGAAACATTAATCTTTGAGATATATCTTGAGTTGATACTAGATTTGGTAAAGGATTAGATGAACTTGACCCAACGCTTGGAACAGATAAGCTAGAACCTCTAAGTATTGGCGGAGGTGTTACGTATATCTGATACTTGTTGGTTTGTAAATAACCATAATTAGCTATTTCAGTTTTGAACGTGCTTATATTAAATGGCATTTTGATTCCTAATAAGGCGGTGAATCGGCGTATCTTTTATCACTATTCACAACCCATTTTTGTAACGGCATCATTACAACTTTATTCCAATCGGTCGGATTCACATAATGAAACGAACTTCTTACATGACCGTACAAATAACGTTTCACACAATTTTGATATCCAGAAAAACGTATAGAATAAGATTTTAACATTTTATAAGAAATATTCAGTTTTGTAGTTTCGTCATATTTATCATTGTTAGCCAAAGCTGTTAGAGCATCAAGCAAAGCCGCTCTACCCATTGGCGGTAGATAATGTAAGTTTAGACCAAGAAATCCATCACTGTAATATTCAATAGGAATAACTAAAGGATATGCGTCGTAGAAAGGTAAAGTCGCTTTGAGTTTTGGATCATAAACGAATAGATACATATTACCGATTTTAGGGAAACTGTTTTTTTTGAAAAGATTATTAGGATTCTTTGTTATATCTTTTACTTGTTGACCAAACCATTGAGCGGCCTGTTTGGCTTGAGATAAAATACTCGTACCAGCTTGTCTAAGTAATGCGTAAAAATCCGCCATTAATATTTAATCCCAAGTTCTGTTTCTGTGAACACGTGAAAAGACCATCCTCTATCTTTACAATACTCTAGAGCAGCCTTCCATTTGGCCTCGTTAACGCCCCAAGTCGTAACTTCAGTAAGATATCTTTTTGTCATTTTTTGTTGCTTTTTTGGCGGTTGAGTTTGACTTTTGGGTTTTACTTCTATCAAAGCTGTTTCTTTAAGACCTTTGTTATTTATTTTGGTAACAATGAAATCTACGAAATAACGATGTATTTTACCGTCAATTGGCGATCTGTAAGGGATTATTATTTCTTCAGAACCCCAAGAAATAATTTCTTTATGATCGTCTAGATAATTCATCATCTTCAATTCCCAAGAACTCCTATAAATAATATTAGTGGGATCGCCACGATATTTTTGTGGATTCTTAGGCTTGAATTTCCCTTTATAAGTTGCCATCTTAATTCCATAATAAATACAATAAATAATATTTATTAAACGATAAAGGTTTACTAATGGCCACATTAACTGCTAATGGAGCTAATTTTTATAACGGTCAAAACGGTTTCTCTCCTAGATACCCAACACCGCCACAAAGCGCAAGTATTGGTAATTTATGTTTTCCAACAGATTTGGTAAATAATAATAGAAATTTTTATATCACTCTACAATTAGCAAATTATAACCGTTTTGAAGTTTCTGCTCCGGCAAGTTTAATACCAGAGGGATCTTTAACTTTACCAATACCGTTAAAAATTAACGAAACGCAAACAGTAGAATGGGATCAAGTAAGTTTAACCGCTCAAGGTCTCGGTGTTTTGCAAAAATTGGGCGCATCTATTGCTCCTAAATTAACTAAAATAATTGGCGGAGCTATATCCGCGTCAGATGACGCGCTTTCTGTTTCTAGCGGAATTCAAGTTAATCCTTTTTTAGTTATGCTCTTCAAAACTCAAAATTTTAAGCAACATAATTTGCAATGGATTTTAGCACCAAATAATTCTGCAGATCAAAATAGCCTTCAAAATATAGTCAATACTTTGAAAAACGCAATGCTCCCAACTTCTATAGGAGGAGGAACAGGTTTGGGATATCCTATGATAGTCATACCTTATTTAAGTGTCGGTGCTTACACTTATAATTTTAAACCTTGCGCCATAGATTCTTTATCGGTCGATTGGTCAGCTGGAGCAACGCCAGCGTTTTTCAAAGATCAATCGCCTGCTCTTGTGAGTTTGACTATGCAATTAAAAGAAATTGAACTTTGGTACCAAGGTGATATTACGAATTCTTCAATCCTTTAATTTTTTGGAAAATAAATGGCGCAGTCAAGATATTTCACTAATTTCCCGACGATAACATATCAAGGAACTCAAGCTCTTGATATAACAGAACGCGTAGTTTTTCTTAACAACGCTTTGAAAAATCCATATTTGTTTTATCCGTACAATATTGCTGATGATGAAAGAGCAGACCAATTTTGTAATCGTTATTACAACGATTCTTATAAAAGTTGGATTCTTTATCTAAGCAATCAAATTACTGACCCTTATTATGAATGGTATATGCCTCAAGAAACATTTAATGAATTTTTAAACGTAAAATATAAAAGCGTTAATGTTGATTGCCCAATACAAGGCTATCAATTAGCCCAACAAAAAATCAAAAATTATGAAAACAATTGGTACAATTCTCAAAACATTTCAGTGAGTCAATATAATTCTTTACCAGCAACAGTTCTTAAATATTGGCAACCTATATATGGATTTAACAACGCTGTAATTGCCTACGAAAGAACAAAGAATAGTATAACTATTAATACGAACGGTATTAGATCTTATTATGTGTCGAACACAAGTTTTATTAAAGACGAAGTTTGTAATGTTATTTTTACCGATAGTTCTTCGGGTAGCGGACAAGTTTTATCTGTAATAAACAACACTTTGTATTTACAACATGTTTCCGGTTCAACAGTTTCTAATACAAATTTAGGAGGATATATTTACGGACAAGAAAGCTCGGTAAATACAATATTTTCTAATTCTAGTTTGATAGTTGATAATTTATTACCTGAAGAAGTAACTTATTGGTCTCCAGTTTATTGTTATGATTACGAAAACGCAAAAAATGAATATAATAATACTATCAAAGTTCTTGACTCGGCTTATTCGGCAAACGTGGCAAATGGATTAAAGGCTCTATTGAAATAATGACAGCTGTACCTGGTGATATATCGATCGACACTTTTACTATTGGCGGATTGGATTTGACAGATCCTTCTCAGGCCACTTTTAATACGTTGGATATTTACGAAGATATTCTTAATCCGGTGTTTATCGCCGAAGTTGAAGTATTGGATTATAAT